AGGGTAGTTAAAAAGTCAGATAAATAATAACCATTAGTGAGGGCTAATATGGAAAACAAAACTTGGGATAAGTTACATCAACCATGTCCACTTTGTAATAGTAGCGATGCTGTAGGAATAAACGCAGATGGCTCGGCAAAGTGTTTCAGTTGTGGAGAATTTATGCCTAACTATAATAATTCATGTGAAGGAAAAGATATGGTACAACAAACAACAACAAATCAAACAGCGTTTAAACAACCTGATAATTTAGATACAGGTACTTTCTCTGCACTAACCGATAGACGTATCTCTCAAGGTACTGCTAAGAAATATGGTGTGAAAGCAGTGCATGATCTACAAGGCAAGGTTACTAAACACATGTACCCTTATTATAATGGACACGAGATATCAGCTACTAAAATTCGTAATGTAGTTAGTAAAGATTTCTTTGTCAACGGTTCTTATAATGATACAGGATTGTTTGGGCAACAGTTGTTTAAGGGTGGCAAGTATGTCACCATAACCGAAGGGGAGTGTGATGCTATGTCAGCTTACGAACTACTAGGTAGTAAGTGGGCTGTGGTATCCATCAAGCGTGGTGCACAGGGAGCAGTCAGAGATATTAAAGAAAGCTTGGAGTTCTTTGATGACTTTGAAAATGTTATCGTTGCTTTTGATAATGATAAGGCAGGTAAGGAAGCAGCAGTTAAAGTTGCGAGACTGTTTAAACCCGGCAAAGCTAGGATACTCACACTTCCCAATGGGTTTAAAGACCCTAACGATATGCTACGTGACAACAGACATAAAGATTTTGTTGAAGCGTGGTGGGCTAGTAAAGTTTATACACCATCAGGTGTTATAAATGTTACAGAGCAACGTGAGAAGTTTCATAATCGTGAGAAGAAACAAAGCATACCATATCCTTATGAAGGACTTAATAAAAAGCTGTATGGCTTGAGACAAGGTGAGCTTGTAACTCTGACAGGTGGAACAGGACTTGGTAAGTCTAGTGTAACCAGAGAGATAGAGCATTGGCTTGTGAAACAAACACAGGACAATGTAGGTATCATAGCATTAGAAGAAGATTGGAGACGTACCATTGATGGTATACTTTCTATTGAAGCTAACGCTAGGTTATACATTGACCAAGAACGTGAGAAGTTTTCTAAAGAAGAACTTGATAAGATGTTTGATATCTTGTATGATGGTGAGAATAAAAACAGAGTATGGGTTCATTCCCACTTTGGCACCAACGACATTGATGATATCTTTACCAAGCTTCGCTTTATGATTATTGGTTGCGATTGTAAATGGGTAGTAGTAGATCACTTGCACATGTTGGTAAGTGCAGTACATGAAGGTGATGAGAGACGAGCCATTGATACTATTATGACTAGACTTAGAAGTTTAGTTGAAGAGACAGGTGCAGGTATTATCCTTGTATCTCATCTCAGACGTGTCGATGGTAACAAAGGACATGAGAATGGAATTGAAGTAAGTCTCTCTCATCTACGTGGCTCTAACAGTATTGGACAGTTATCAGATTGTGTTATTGCATTAGAACGTAACCAGCAATCAGATGACCCTGATGAAGCTAGGACTACAAGACTACGTGTTCTTAAATCAAGATACACAGGTGATGTAGGTATGGCAGCTAGAGTTATCTATGATGGAGAAACAGGTAGATTAACAGAGCTTACGGATGAAGACATAGAGTTTGACCCGTCAGCAGACGAGGCATTTTAATTATGGATTTAGTATTTGATATTGAGACAGACGATCTACAAGCAACCCTTGTACATTGTATCGTAGCTCAAGATGCAGAGACAGGCGAGATATTTAAATTCCCTCCTCATAAATTAGAAGACGGGTACAAGTTTCTTGCAACAGCAGACAGACTTATTGGACATAACATTATTGGTTTTGATATACCTATGGTGCAGAAGTTTGGTGGTGTTGATCTCAGTAATAAAGAAGTAATAGATACTCTTGTACTTTCAAGGCTCTTCAATCCTAACAGAGATGGTGGACATAGTTTAGAAAGTTGGGGATTTAGACTTGGCTTATCTAAGATTGAGTTTGAAGATTACTTAAATTATTCTAATGAGATGTTGGAGTATTGTGTTCGTGATGTTACTTTAAATACTTTAGTATATAAAAACTTACGTAATGAATCCAAAGGATTTAGTAAAGGTTGCATTGACCTTGAACAAGCAGTAGCTAAGATTATTAAACAACAAGAAGTTAATGGTTTTAAGTTTGACATGCAATCAGCTTTAGTTTTATTAGCAGAGTTAAGAGAAAAGAAACAACATATTGAAGACGAGGTACACGATACGTTTAAACCTAAGTGGGTAGATACTAAACTAGTTACGCCTTACATTAAGAAAGACGGTGATCTTTCTAAACGTGGTCTTACCGATGATGAATATGAAAGGTGTTTAAACACTATGAACTATGAACCATTTATGAGACAAACATTACAAGACTTTAATCTTGGTTCTCGTAAACAGATTGGAGAATATCTTATAGACTTTGGTTGGAAGCCAGATAGATTTACACCTACTGGTCAGCCTATTGTTGATGAGAAAACTTTATCAGAGGTTACACATATACGTGAAGCTAAACTTATAGCAGACTTCTTACTGATACAGAAACGAATAGCACAGGTTGATTCATGGGTTAATTCTGTTAGAGATGACGGTAGAGTTCATGGCTTTGTTATACCTAATGGTGCTATCACAGGCAGGATGACTCATAGAAATCCTAACATGGCTCAAGTTCCATCGGTTCATAGCCCTTATGGGAAAGAATGTAGAGCTTGTTGGATTGTTGATGAAGGCAATGTGCTACTAGGAGTAGATGCTAGTGGGTTAGAGCTACGTATGTTAGCACACTATATGGATGATGAAACTTATATTAAGGAGATATTAGATGGAGATATACACACAGCTAATCAAAAAGCTGCAAAACTTAAATCAAGAAATCAGGCAAAAACATTCATCTATGCACTCATGTACGGTGCAGGAGATGAGAAGCTTGGAAAAGTGGTCGAAGGAAATACGTCAGATGGTAGACGAGCTAGAGAATATTTCTTCGATAATAACCCTGCATTTAAATCTCTTCGAGATAGAGTTACAAGAGCAGCAGGAAAAAAATTCCTTAAAGGGTTAGACGGTAGAAAGCTTTTCATACGTAATAATCATGCAGCACTAAACACTTTGTTACAAGGAGCAGGTGCAATCGTAATGAAGAAAGGTTTAGAAATATTATCTAATAGATTAAATCTCAGTAGCACACCTCATAAGTTTGTAGCTAACATCCACGATGAGTGGCAGATAGAAGTATCAGAATGTAGAGCTAACAAGGTGGGACAGATAGCTGTTGAATCTATTATAGAAGCAGGTAAGTTTTATAATCTTCGTTGTCCGTTAGATGGCGAATATAAAGTAGGGAGGAACTGGAGTGAAACACATTAATATACCTAACAATTACATCAAAAGAAAAACATCAACTATTGACTTTGGCTACGAAGAAAGCGAAGTAAGTGGTTACCTTAAGCCTATAAAGGAGGAACTAGAGCTATTAAAAAAAGCAGAATATAAAGTTACACATGGAGAATCTACACGAACAGTAGCTTCTTGGTTGTCTGAAAAAAGTAACAGATACATTAGTCATGTAGGTCTTTGGAAACATATGAAACATACTAGAGTAGCGAGTAAAAGATTTGAAGATGGTGAGTGGTGGTACATAAGACCAAGCGGACAAAGAGAAAGAGTTGAATCTCATGTGAGAAAAAACGATAAGAGAATGTTTGTAAATAGTACATATATATCTCAATCTCATCCCCTATACAAAGCAGGAAGATATAAAAGTTTTGATGATGCTGCGTTTAGTTCTTTACAGAACTATGAACTTTCTACAGAGGGAGAAGTATATATCATAACTAATCCTGCTTGGAAAGGTTGGATTAAAATTGGTATGGCTATTGATGCTAATGACAGATGTAATGGTTATCAAACATCTAGTCCTCTTAGAGATTTTAAATTAAAGTTTAAAAAATACTTTGACGATAGACGAACTGCTGAACAAACAGCCCATACTTTATGTGCTAAGAAAGCAGACAAACGTAAAGGTGAGTGGTTTAAGTTAGACATAAAGATAGCAAAAGATATAATAAATAATATGGAGATCGTTTAAACATGACTAAATCAAAGAAAACCCTTGACACACTGGTCGAAGATATATATAATAAGATAGGTGTACTTGCTGATGGTGAGCATATTGACTTAGACGAAGATACCATTGAACAGTTTGGAGAATCCATGAAAGAGATTCTTTACAACTGGTCACACCCTGAACCACGTGGTAAGTCTACTCTTCGTATGTCTAATATAGGGAAGAAAGAAAGACAGTTATGGTTTGACATGAAGACTGAAGGTACTCCTGAAAGGATGCCACCATCTTTATTTATTAAGTTTTTATACGGGCACTTGCTTGAAGAGATTGTATTGTTTCTAATAAAGTTATCAGGACACACAGTAACTAATGAACAAAAAGAAATAACAGTCTCCGGTATTAAAGGACACATGGACTGTGTTATTGATGGTGAGGTAGTGGATATCAAGACAGCTTCAGGCTTTGCCTTTAAGAAGTTTAAAGATGGAACACTAGCAGAGAATGATATCTTTGGATACATGGCTCAACTTGCAGGGTATGAAGCAGCAGAGGGCACAAGCAACGGTGGGTTCTTAGCTTTAAATAAAGAATCAGGTGAGCTAGCTTTGTACAAGCCAGATAACTTTGATAAGCCTAACATCAAGAAAAAAATAAGGGATGTTAAAGCAGCAGTAAAGCTGGACAAACCGCCTAATTTATGTTATAATCCTATACCTGATGGCAAGTCTGGTAACATGCAGCTACCTAGAGAGTGTGTATATTGCAGACATAAGTTTGAATGTCATAAAGATTCTAATGAAGGTAAAGGTTTAAGAGTATTTAAATATTCTAATGGACTAAGATACTTAACTCAAGTACCTAAA